AAAAAATAAGCTCACCGGCGAAGTCAAAACAGAGGAAGTCCACAACCGGCTTATGAACATGGCTTTGCAGGAACTGGTAAAGCCATTGACCGGCACAGCTGCAAATCTTGAGATAAAGTACTTGGCACTGGGCACCGGCTCAACGGCAGTAACGGACAATGACACTGCTCTTGCCACAGAAATATTCCGCACTCCGGATACTTCTCTTTCGGCCAATGCTACCGGCCAGGTGACAAGTGAGTTTGTCGTGCTTGACTCTGAGGCCACCGGCAACATAACGGAAATCGGCATTTTCGGAGGGACGTCTGCCACGCTTACGGCAAATGTCGGCATCTGCATAAGCCGAATATTATGGACGCATACAAAAACAGATAGTGAAGAGATCACGTTCCGGAGAATCGACACTTTGACGAGGGGTTAATTTACATAAGAGATGAGGCTAAAAAATGGATGAAGTTTTTAGAAAAGTTGTTGACACTGTACGGCCGGCCGTAGCATTATGCTGGGCTTGTATTACATGGCTTATTTTGCCGGAGGAATCATTTATTATCTGGACTCTGGCACTATGGATTGCCGTAGTGCTGGATTGTCTCACACGCTGGCGCGTTATCTTCAAAAAAGCCGGAGGAATCAAAAAGGCGGTAAAAACAAAGGCGTGGAGCTCGCAGGCAATGTTTGAGAAAACGAAAGATAAAATCATTGCCTACCTGGTAATTCAAATTCTGGCCGGGCTCTCAATGCGCCTTGTGAACATACCATACATCAGCAATGCCGTAGCCACAGCGGTTTATGCTTTCCTGTTCTTCCGGGAGTTTTCAAGCAATCTTGAAAACCTTATCGAGGCCGGGGCGGACTATCTGAAGCCGTTGTTGTTCTGGGTGAAGAAGAAAAAAAATGAAGCATTAGAAAAGGAGGAATAGAAAAAATGTATAGCGTACCGGAGAATTTAAGACTGTCAAAAAACTTTATACTATCAGAATTCGCCTGCAAGGACGGCAGCAAAGAGATCACAATTGATTATGAACTGATAGAAAAGCTGCAGCAATTCAGGGATGCTCTGGGTAAGCCGATAAGTGTGACTTCGGGATACCGGACCGTAACCTATAATAAAAAGAAAGGCGGCATATCTACGAGCCACCATTTGACAGGGAAGGCAGCAGATATAAAGATATCCCGCATGACTCCGCTGGCCGTAGCAAAGGCAGCCGATAAAATAGGCTTCCTGGGTATCGGGATATACCCCACGTTCACCCATGTGGATGTGGGCGGATCTGTTGCTGGCAAAAAGATATACTGGATGCAGGATAAAAACGGAAATAAATCGTATCTGACAAAATTATAAGAAAGGATGATTAACGTGATTGACTGGAAAACTAAACTCAGCAGCAGGAAATTTTGGAGCCTTCTTATTGCCCTTATCGGTGCTGTGCTGGTGGCGCTCAATGTCCCCAATGGCAGTGTGGAAAGCATTACCGCCATAATCGGTGCGTTTGCCTCCATTATCACCTACATACTGGCCGAAGGCATTGTGGATGCGGCCAATAAAAAATAATTCCACAGACTAATGTTATTGCCGGCGTGTTTAAGCTCTCTGTTTAGCTACAGGGGGCTTATTTATTCAAACAGTTTTAACACAAAATCGTATCGTTCAGGGCATTTATTTTTTAAGTAATCAGAATTAAGATAGTATTTTTCCACAGAGACGGCGAATTCTTCGGCATAATTTGAATAAAAACTTGTGTATAATCTAACCTCATCTTTATCAACTATTTCATGCCATTCCTCATTCTCCGAAATTTTATTAATACTGTCATAATGGTGTGCCGCTTCATGGTATAAATATTTTTTTAGATAATCGTCAAGCGTCATTATATCTATATTATAAATTCCGTTTTCGTCAATGTAATTAATTAAAGTTTCTTTGAAACAATCGTTTTGATAAAAAAATATATTGTTCAGGTAATACTCCGCAAATATATTAATATCTTTTTCATACATTTTCTTAAACTCAGCTTCCCATGGAGATTTGTAATCCAGTAGCACCAAACTCTGAATTCCGTTTCTCAGTTCCAAAGGGACTTTTTCAAATTCATTTTTTAGCATATCCTTTGTAATTAATTGCTTTTCAGTATCTAAATTATCAGGAACAAAAATATAGTAAGAATCACAGATATAAACATCTGCTTGTATTTGCTCATCGCCGTTAATAATATAGCTTCTGGCATCAGCGGCATGTGTTGGTGTTTGCATACATAACAACGATATCAATAATACTATTATTAAAAATAATTTTTTCATATGTTCATCCTCCATTCACTTACATAATATCACATTATTTACCATTCTAAAATAGGTCCTTTGTCCATAAAAATATTATCAAAAATGTGTTGACATTATAGGAAATAAGGACTATAATTAGATTATAGAAAGTAAGTGATTGAAGCCGACACCTCCGGGATACGGAGCGGCGACAATGGGAGGTTATGAGATGGCAAGAACAATTACCATTAGCGATTTAAAGAAAACAGGCGTTGAATCGTGGTCGGTGAAAGATAACAGCGTCAGAGGCTTCACAACTAAGTATACAAGCGAAGTACATGTTGGTGATAAGGTAGTAATCAGTAACTACTTTACCGAAGTAATAGCAGAGTGAGCCGGTTATCCGGCTTAATGCGCCCACCGAAGAGGTGGCTGGTCACAAGTCCAGAGCATAAGGAGGTATATTATGAAATATTATGGAAAAGTATCTACAACAGGATCGGATGAATCAGAAAATACAGCGTTATACGTCATGGACAGCAACATGGCAGCGGATACGGTTGTTGTGTGCACTGCTGAAACAGCAAAGCGCATGTCAATGGGAGGCTCGTCTTATATTGGCAAGCTGACAATCAATCATCCGTACTCTTACTTTGGGACATATGAGGACATGATAAGCAGCTTTATTGACAAGGCATACAAGCACCTGACCGACAATGGCTACATTGAGCAAGATGCAAGAGGATTGTGCGCTTTGACAGGTAAGGATGCACCAGAGGCATAACATTAAGCGGTTTTGCAGGGTATCCGCCGAAAAACCCTGAGTGAGCCGGGCCCGGCAGCATATCCGGGCAGAAAGTGAGGAAGGTATGGCAAAGTTTACGATAAGCCTGGAAGATGATGCAATTAAAATGTTTGAGAAGCACACGGAAATTATGAATCAGTGGTGTATAAAAAACGGACATACTCCTGATTGGAATATAGAAAAGTCAATAAGGTGTAGGGCAGTTTTAAGTGTAGAACAATTTTTGAAGGAGGAATTATCATGAAGAAGATCATCAACGGCGCCAAATACGACACGGCCACAGCTAAGAAGCTGGATGAATGGTGGAACGGAATCAGCAGACAAGACTTCAGTTATTGCGAGGAAGAGTTGTATAGGACTAAGGCAGGAAAATACTTTATCTGCGGAACGGGCGGAGCAATGACAAAATATGCCGTGTCCAGCGGCAACAACAGCTGGAGCGGCGGGGAAAAGATTCTCCCGATGTCCCGGGAAGCTGCCATGGAATGGGCGGAGCAGCACCTTGAGGCAGACGAGTATGAGGCAATATTCGGTGAAGTCACAGAGGACAGCACGGAGCAGCTAAACATAACCGTTTCCACAGCGCTAAAGGCAAAGTTGTGGGAGCGGGCAGAGCAACAAAAAGTCACTGTGTCGGCGCTGGCGCTTCAGGCGCTGGAAGAATATTTGAAGTAAGAATATTAAACTTAACAGTAAGCCCTCCGGGGCTTATTTTTTTGCCCATTATACCCATGCTGTAGTCCATGTTTCTTATTTTGTACCCATTATACATTATTCGACATATAGCGACCTTTTTGTCGATTATTTTACGTTGCAGGACCTTGCAGACAAGTGTATAATAAAAAATACACAGAAATAATTTGTAAGGGAGAATGCGGTATGAATGATATTTTTAAAAGTCCGGCATTTCAGGAATTCTTACAAAAGAGATGTGAAGAGATTACATCCGGTAATGAACAAATCAAGAATATAGATTTCTTGATTATTGAAACTGAAAACAAACTAAAATGCACTTTTTCAAAAATTCAATTAGATTTGTTTCTTCAATATGAAAAGCTTTGTTCTGATTATCAAATTATTGCCGAAAAAACAATTTATAAACAATGTCTGCGTGATAGATGTATTTGAAACATTCTGGGGTAAATCTGGGGTAAAATATAAAAATGCAGTAGGGTTGCGATTCTTGCAGCCCTACTGCCAACTCTGGTCGGAGTGGCGGGATTTGAACCCACGGCCTCTTGGTCCCGAACCAAGCGTACCGCCGTAAATTGCAGTTTACAAATTGTTGTCTAACCTTTACAAATAGCGAGTTTGAACATTTTCAAGTTACCATAATATGTAACCAGTTCCAACTGATTTCCTTAATATTCTGGTGTAAAACTGGGGCATTATTTTATGCGTCGGAGATACGAAACAGGATATTTTTTCTCTTCGATTTTCTTAAATTCCTTTTCCACACCTTTGAATATTTCGTCAATAGCTTTGCTCGTTTTGTCGGTGGACTCATCCAATATATCACCATATATGTCCAGAGTGGTTGTGGACTCGTCATGGCCAAGGATGCTCTGTATTTCCTTGAGTGACAACGCGTTTCTGGACAAATAGACAAAAGTATGTCTTAAACAATGCGGGGTTGCTTTAATTTCTGCTGCGGATGCATACCGGCACATAGTATGATAATAAGTGTTCGGGCTTATCATGTTACCTTTTTCGGTGGGAAACACAAGGCAATTTGTACCCTTCATATCATGTTTGAACGTGCCGTCTTTATTCAGTATATTTGGATTGCATTCCTTCTTCAATTGTTCGGTCTGCCCATTAAGATATTCAATTGCCTTGTCCGACAACGGTACATAGTGGATCCTTGTCTTTGTGTCGCCCAAACCGGTTGTGCTGTTTGACTCGTCGACGGTAATGCGCCTATTACCAAAGTCTATATCAGACCATTTCAGGGCGAGCAGTTCTCCACGCCTCAGTCCTGTTACAAGTAAAAATTTAGCAGACCATATCCAGCGTGACTTTCCCATAGATTTAAACAGCTTTGCCAATTCTTCAAACGATAGCACTTTTCGGGGCTTAGCTTGCTTCGACGGAATATCTATATCCTTAACAGGATTTTCTAATACCACTTTATTTCTTACTGCCCTGTGGAACGCACTATACATTATTTGCTTGGCATGTTTCATTGTTTTTGTGCTGAGGTTGTTTTTGTGCATACTGGTAATAACTTTTTGTATCATAATAGGCTTTACATCCGACATTATATATTTGCCTATCTGGTCTACGATATGTTTGCGATAAATGCTTTCATACTGATTGTATGTCGCTGGTTTTTTAAGCGTCTTAACATAGTCCTCAAGCCAATCATCAAACCATTTCTTGACAGTGGTTATTGTGCCATCCACTGGTGTATCGGCTATCTGGTTAACCTTTGCTTTTAGCAGTTCGTGATTTTTGGCGGATATGTCCCATATTTGGCCGTGCCTTTGAAGCCGATATCTTATGCGGCCATCTTTTCTTTTAGAGTAGCTGCCTGATCCGTTTGGGTTCCTAGTCCTCATTTTCACACAATCACCACCTTCTTTTTTCGGTTAATGCAATTATCCATTCCATGTTTTCATTATATAATTCTGACAATTTTTTAAGTACTCCAATCTTTTGATCTGTAGTGCCATTTTCATACAACCCTACTGTTGATTTTGGCACTCCACTTATACTCTCAACATCCCTTACGCTTAATCCCTTTTCTTCCCTGAGAAGCCTTAATCTTTTACCGATTTCCATTGATATGTTTTCCATTTTTATTGATTCTCCTTTCTTTTTGTATTGTACACAAAACTGGACACTTTGTAAATAAAAATTTATTTTTTTTTGTTGACAATAGTTTTAAGCGGTGCTATACTAAAAATGTCCAAATAACTGGACACTCAATAAAGGGGGGTGCTAATGTGCTTCGTAATCTAAAAGCGACAATTACAGTTGCAGGATACGATTCTCTGGGTCAATTTGCTGAAGATATAGGCGTTTCTCGTACTACCATCTCAAATATAATAAATGAAAAAGTAAAAGATTACAGTGCTAATATTGCAAGAAATATACTGCTTAAGCTTCGTGTTAAAGTTAAAGACGAAGAATATCTTAAAAACATTAACTTCGAGTATATTTTTTCATCCGATTGTCCAAAAAATTGGACGCAATAACCCCATGCTCTGCAGTAGAGCGTTAATGTTCATTTACCTTATTTTCCTAAATAGGAGGACAGGTTAATAAATTTTATTACTACAGAAAGGAGTAACCGCAGATGACGCTTATAGAAAGAGTTGCCACCCTTGAAAAAGAAGTAGCCGCCCTGAAAGTACAAGTTTCAGAGCAGCCAATAGAGCAATGGACTAATCTCAGAGTTGACCAGAGCCAATCCGGAATCAGATGCAGGGCTAGCGAGCTGGATTCTCTCGACGAATCATAGCCTTAATAGTTTCCTGAGTACCTCTGTCGAGATAGTTCTCGTAATTGCCGGTAATCTCAGCAGTCATAATATCTCCAGGTGGCTTCATGGGTTTAATCATTAAATTATGAAGATATGTAGCAATTTCATCAGATTGAACAATCCATGAGTTAGGCATGATACGGACACACGGCAAGGTTTTTAGGTAGAAGGTTGTCATTTCGTCAACATTTGCCTTGGGGTCGCAAACAACTATGTAAATTCTTATCAAGTAATATCACCTCCCTTCAATGGGATTTTATCACAGAAACAGAATTTTGGAAACGTGAGGTACAGTAATGAAAGACCTAACTATAGTAGCCCACAAAGGGCAATTTGCAATTGAGAGCAGAGAAGTCGCTGGAATGGTAAGCAAGCAGCATAAAGACCTACTTGAAAGTATCCGCAAATATGAGCAATTTTTACTCAGCGGAGATTTCCGCTCAGTGGATTTCTTTATCCCAAGCAAATATCAAGATAGCACAGGAAGAACATTGCTTTGTTACTTCTTAACTCGCAAAGGCTGCGACCTTATTGCCAATAAAATGACAGGCAAGAGGGGCGTTCTGTTCTCTGCTACATACATCAATAAATTTAATGAAATGGAACGAGCTTCTTATGGCAAGCCAAAGCTAACAGCAGATCAGGCGTTGGAAATAGCGAGGATGATACGCACGACAGACCGGAGCCGCTTACCAATAATAAAAGATATATTTTCATATGCAGGAATTAACATTGAGGTTCCCGTTTTGAACAGTATCAATTTCCACATTCAAAACTATTTTGAAAACACAAGTTTACACGGAACTGTAAGGGCGGCGGAGGTTTACCGGGACTACCTGAGCTGGTGCGGACAAGAGGGGCATATTCCGGTATCACAGACATTATTCGGCCACAGAATGGCAGCGTGTGGAATAGGCAAGTATAGGACACGCTCAGCAAGATTTTACATGCTGCAGGAATAATCTGCGTTAATGTTCACCCTCTCCGGAGGGTCTTAAAATCATCGGATCTTAAAATCATCTTTAAAAGGAGGACAAGCCTATGACCACAGCTGATATGCGAGGCCACCTCATCGCCGCTTATCCGGGAGAGGTGTGGAAGCGAAAGGTGCTGCGGATGAAAGACGAGGAAGTTCTGGCAGTTTATCGAAGCCTGCAAAAAAGGAAAAAAATCAAGTAATTTTCAGGAGGTAAACCCCATGAAACAGACTAAAAAGCTTACTCACGCCATGAAAGACCTGCTAAAAGAGCAGGGACTGAACCCGCTGAATTGGCGTTATTCTGTATCCACAGCGGAGGAGCTTACCCTGGTACATAAGAAAACCGGGACAACTATGGTGGTTAAGGTATGAGGGATTGCGGACTGCCCAAAGGCTGCGAAGATCAGTGCTGCTTAAACTATGGCGGAAATTGCACGCTGGACACCGCCGATTTTCACGATATTGACAGAGCCACGGAAATGCGCGGATGCGGTTTTATCGGCGTAAATAACCGGTACCTGCTCTGGAAATATGGCGTTACTTACAGGGAGCATATATGCGGAAACTGCGGTTATTACAAAGCCGGTGAATACAGTCACGGCGAATGCACAAATCTTGAGATTGCACCACATCCCAAAGGCGTTACCATAGATGGAGAAAAAACCTATATAGATTCAAGGGAATGTTTTAGCGGTGCCCATGCTTGCGGGAAGTTTGTAAAAAGGGGAAGCGAGGAGGTCAAAGAAGTGCCAAAACATAAATGCGGTAGCTGCAATCGCGGCCATTGGTTCAGCGGGGAAAATACATATGTCAGCGTAGTTTCGGATGACGGAACGCGTACCATAAAACGTCCTTGCGAGCCCAATACACATTATTGCTATCAATTTGATGAGGGACAAAGAAAAATCGCTTCAGATAAAGATTTTAATCCGGACACATCACCTGATTGGTGTCCGCTGGAGAAGGCTGTTTTTATGAATCAAAAGGAGGCATCTGTATGCGAAACAGAAGAATCCCAGATGAATGCTGGCAGCGGCTCATGTGCTTCTGGTACTGCGGAGACTGGTGCTACCTCAATTGTGGACAAAACAACTGCGATGATTGCAAAGGATTCAGAAGAAAAGAATGAGGAGGTTGGGAAAGTGTTTGGTAAGGTAAGTGAAAGCCAGAGATGTATTAAGGAAGAAATGACATGCGCATACTACTGCGAGCATAATGAAGGATGTGCGCTACTGATTGCAGGGG